ACTAATTCGAGCCACATGTAATATGCTACAACATTATCTTCTGTAGGCTGTATTTGTTTATCAATACGCGTCCTAATAAAAGCCATCACGTCACGTATATTTCCACGTGTCCAATAAAATGTGCTTAAACATTTTGGAAGAATATGGCGTGCATCCATAATTGAGATTTCTTTTGTGTCAACCATATCCGCGTATAATTGCTTACCATCCTCAACAAGTTTTTTATATCTCTCATAATATTCTGGTGAATTTATAATTGCATGAGGAACTAGTGCCTTATCATTACGTTGTGATCTATCACCTGTACACTGTGCTGAAAAACTAAATGCACGATGTCTGATTAGGTGAGTAACAAATTGTGTATCAACACCACCAATTGTAAATGTACAATTAATTGTTTCAAAAGCAGTTGGTAATAATTTACCTCTAAAAAGCATCCAGATCATTTTATCTTTTTCATAATCTGATAAGCTTCCTTTATTAAACGGCTGTTCAGCCCATGTTGCAGTACAAAAGTCTGGAATATAATTTCTAAGCTCTTCAAGCGGTGGCGCTGAGACCAGCTTGACGTCAATTGAATCTAAATGATCTTCAAATTCTGTGTTAACAGGGTCATTTACTCCAAGACTAGTTGGTAGTGATACTACAGGTAGGTCATTATTTTTTGGCATTTTTCCTTCTCCATTTTTTTAAATTTCTTTCGCACTGTATAACTCTTTCAGCTGCATTCTGTGCGACTTCTTTCATGTAGCCTTTATTTCCAAGATCCATTTCTGCTGTTGCATATTGTACACAACTTAAATTATCTGCCATCTTTACGATCTTTGCTTCAACAGAATCCTGATCTTCAAATGTTTTAAATTCAGAATACCAGTTTGGATATTTATCACGCATAATTACGTACTCAGCTTTTGTTACCTCGTCAGCAAGCTTTGGAAAATTACGCTTTACATCATGTGTAACATCAGATAAGTGTAACTCTGGTATGTCGTGTACCAACGCCATCTTAAGTGCTTTTTCTAAATTGAACTTGTAATCATCGTGTAACTTTAAGGTGAGTACAGCAACAAAATATGAGTGTTCAGCTACTGATTCATTGATTATTTTAAATTTATTATTATATCTTGTAAGTGCTTTTAAGGTGTAAATATTACCTATAAAATCACTCAACGAAACCGACGTATTCTTTTTCATATTTTGGATTATCCATTATCCCTTTAACATGTTCTTTTAATTCATTAACATTTGTTGCAACAGCTCTTCCACTACGAGAAAGCATAAGGTTAAAATTACCTGTCAAGCCTTCAGCATAATAAACTATTGGAACACCTGATGCATATGAAAATCCTGCTTCAAATATTGTCCCAAGATCTTTATCACGTGTATTGCACACAACAAATTTACCACTTGTAATTGCATCAACGTTTCCTTTGAATATCATTTCCTGTTCTTCTTTTGAAGCATCAGGTTTAGCAACAATTTCATCTTTTGGTGAAAAGTATTTTACACCCAACTCATCGAGTGTAGATTTTATATTTTCTAAATCACGTGCTTGATTTTCATTAAACCAACCACTAGCGATATAACAGTCGTAACTCATTTATAACTCCTTTACTATAACCATTTTTTATATATATGGTGTTAATTTCTCAAAATATATATTTTTTTTAAATAATGCAAACATCTCCATCACAAAACTTTTCAGCCTCTGCATCTTCACCTTTCATTTTAGCAAATGATAAATTTTTAAGCTTCTTGCTCATTTTATTATATTTTTTCTCATCAATTGCTTCATAAGGCATTTGCTTATATGCACCTGCATCAAATCTTGGAAGACAACTAATACCCTTTAACTGATATTGAAAGTAATTTAAGCACTGCTCTAATTGATCTGCCTCTTCGGCTGGATCAAATGTAACTGTACAGCTGACTTGATTGTCTGCCCAATGTCTCTGCATAAACGCAGCAAGGCTAAATTGTTCCCATACAGTCAATTCCTTAGCTGTTCTGATTCCACCGCCTACATCAATTGGTACTTCAACACATACAGTAGAGTCTTCAGATCCAAATGCTGGTTCTATTTTATATCCAGCTGCTTCTAAGGGTTGTAATAATTCTGATTGATTTGATAATCTCATTCTTCTAATATAAAATCTAGATTCTGGATAATGTACACCCGGTGTAGCGCCTGCTAATAAAGATACTGTTCCGCTCGGTTTAACTGAAGTTGTCTTTATTGATTTTGGTATTGCAAGAAAATCTGAATAGACATCATCTAGTCTTTGAATTTCATCATATCCAGATTCTAGCCACTCTCTTAATTCTCCAACTCCTCTATATGTCAAAAATTGAGCAACACCACTAACAGAACAACCAATCCTACGATTACGTAACATCACCCTATTTGTTTCTGGCCAATGAGTTTTTCCAAGTGTAACTGTTTTAGCATATAAATAAGCATATTTGAGTGTTCTCTTATAATCATCAAGTGATTCATGTGCATAAGGAAATGTCTCAACAAGGCAACATAACTCATAAGACTCCAAAGTTTGTTCCAAGCATGGATTACCTCCTGCTGCCCTGTGGTCTTTGTTGTCATGTCCATTTTTCATTCGGGAGTAACCTCTCATATTTTCTAACCAAGCAAAACCTGGTTCTCCATTTAATGAAATTCTTTTACATGCCTCAGAATAATCCATACCTAACTCAGCAAATATAGAATTGTTTGATGTCCAGCCGTATTGATCTCTATGAGGATTTACTTCATAATTTTTTAAATCCATGTATTCATCAGAGTATGGATCACCAAATACAATTTCAGCTGTACGGCGTACGTTTCCTGCTACTACACACTTCCCGATAAGGTTCATTATATCTACAATTGTTGTAGTTGTAATTGGAGCACCAGTATTTCCATCAAGTACTTCTCTTATCATTTCATGAACTTCCTCTAACGGTTCATGTCCACTTGACTGTCCTCCAAAACCTTTAATTGGTTCGCCTGCTGGTCGTATACTTGAATAATCAAATTTAAGTTCAGGTGTGCCATAAAAATAAGAATCAATTAATGCAGCAACAGAATCAACCCAACCTTCACGTGTATCAGGTATCTTATAATAGTCTGGTTCGCGTTTTATAGTAGGGCCCTTTACCATAATTTTTTCAGCACCTTTAGTATCAAACCCTACGCCAACACCAAGCATTGATGCATCCATTAAAAAAGTAAAGGGTTTAGAACCGTCATCTTTAATTGTCTCTGTAGAGACGAAAGCACAATTATTTAATGCAGCATATAAATTTCTTTCTTCTGTTATTGGTGTTCCCATAGCCCAAAGCCCTCTACCTGGAGGTAAGAACTTCATATTAAAAATTCTATCGAACATCTCTTGTGCAGACTTTTGAGCACGCCACGGATTCCATCCTAGCTGATGTGACTCTATCCAATTCATCTGCATTGTGTACGTTCCTTCTACAACCCTTTGTACTGTTTCCCACCATTTTTCGTTTTTACCATCATCCTTAAGCCGTGAATATGTTCTCATAAAAACTAATTCACCTAGACCATTAAAACCAAATGGTGCTTTTTTCCTTTTATACTTGTCTATAAATGCTTGTGATAACTTAAATTTCTGTTGCATTAAAACGTCTCCTTCGTAATGTCATTAAAACTCGATCTTAGCCGCCATTTTAAATAACGAGATATACATTAATTTGTTTCAAAATCTTTCCAATTTTCTTCTTTTGTTTTATTTGTTGGTCTAAAATCATCATATTTTTTGGCAAGAAGTTTTCTCGTGTATTCAGCACCATTATCTTGTTTTTGTTGTTCAGCTTTTCCACTAATTGATGCATTATCATACACATCAATGTGGCCTATAGATGTATTCATAGTTGTTGGGTAGGTCATGCCATCAGGACCAAACCTATTTTTTATCACATGAACACGTCCTGTATTTGCAATCTTATCCTCTATTTTTCTTGATAGAGACATCACAAAATCAGCTGTCATTATTTTTGCGTAAGACTCTGCAATTTTTTCTGCGCCGATTACTTCATCATCTAATGAAGACCTGTTGGACTGTGATGCTGTCCAAACAGGTATTTGAAATTCTCCGCTTAAACCCCTTAAATCTTCATAAATATTTCCTAAGACATGTCGAACTGCTGCATCTTTCATTGTCCCGACATCTCTTAATAAATCAGCATAGTCGACTAATATTAAATCAGGACTATGCCCCATTAATTCTATTGTCTTTAAATGTGTGTGAATTGTCTGTACTGTTGCAGCTCTTGTTGGAAAATATTTTATAATTAATTCACCCTTACATTCATTTTCAATTACTGACTTAACTTCTTCTTTATTATCTTTTATATTTGCAACGGGAACGCCTGCAAAAATTGTTGCGTATCTCATACCAACATAAGCTTGATTTAATTCTAAGGTATAATGAACAACATTTTTTCCTGCCTTTAGAGCATTTACACCAAGAGCCTGTAAGCACCAGCTTTTTCCAATTCCTGACGGTGCTACAACCACACCCAGCTCTCCTCCTGCCAATCCACCATCCATAATAGTATCAACTGCTTCCCAGCTTGTTGGCACAGTATCTCTGTTTATATCATCTAAGATTGAATCAAATTCTTTTACATATTCTAATCCAATATCCCTATGTGTTCCTGCACGCATTGCATTATCAACAACACGCTTTATCTCATCATATTGTCCTGTTTGTAATAAATCTACAGACTTTACAATTGCAGATTTTAACATTTGATTTTTACAAAATGTAACTGTCTCATTTTTAACAAATTCAAGATCAGGTGCTTCTATATTTTTTGTTACTTCACGAAGTTCATCTACTATTGAGTCTCTTAATAACTCTGTTGATACTTCATTTATTTTAACTTTTAATGCTGAGAGTGTTGGTGTAACTTTATACTCATAATAATATTCTTTAATTTGCCTCACTAGCCACTGTTTTGCTTCTGTGTCAAGAAGCTCTGGCTGGATCATATCATATATTGTAATTGCAAATTGTTGATCTGTTAATAGACTTGTGATTATCTTTGTCTGAAAAACAGATCCGTATTTTGTTAGTGCATCATTTATCGGTGACATTATTTAATATTAAATCTAATTTGTTAAAACTGTCTTGCAACCAAACGTCAGGATTTCTGATTGCATGATCAATTGTGTCTTCTAAAAACATTTTATGGACCTTATACTTTACTAACCTTGAAGATCCATCTCTTACCTGATCTATAATTTGTAACTTCGCATTCCCAGGAATGTCAACATCATGTAACTGCATTAATGTGTAATTACGTTCTAAAATTTCTTTGTGCTCATGTAACTTTGTAACATTTAAAAATTCATCAATATTAACTATTTCTTTATTTTCCAAAAATGGGAATTTTTTTCGTATTGTTTTTAAACCTAAACCCCTAACACCATTTATATTGTCAGATTTATCACCATCAATTATCCTATAGTATACAAAATTTTCAGCAAGTATTTCAAACTCTTCTTCAAGCCTCTTTCTATCATAAAGTATTTTTTTAGTTGGTGACCATACTGTTATTCTATCATTTATTATCTGATAAAAATCTTTATCTGTTGACATTATGGTTATTTTAGAATCATTCAATACCTGTTTTGCTATGTACGCAATACTATCATCTGCCTCTATATTTTCTATTGATATTACTGTAACCGGCAGACAGTTTAGATACTCGATTAAGCGTCTAAACTGCCTGCGCATGTTCTCCGCTTCACTTTCCTCTGTTAGTCCCTCAACCCTATTGGGCCTCTTGAGAGGCTTCCTGCCAGCTTTATATTCTGGGAAAATCTTTTTTCTTCTTGCAGATCCACCTTTGCCATCAAATGTTATAATAACTCTTGTGGGTGCAAGAGTTCTAATCGCTAAACCAATTGTCTGTAAGAATCCTACAATACCTCCAATGTGTTGACCATCAGAATTTGTAGCAGGTGAGACAGCCCACGTCCTGATAAAATTGTTTAAGCCGTCAATTATCAGGACGTGGTCATTTACACTATACTCTTTTTTAGAATGATCGCCTATCTGAGATAATATTTCTTTATATCTCTTACGCATCTGGGTTGACTACTTCGTCTGTAAATTCGACATCATCTATGCCTCTCTTATCATCATACTGAAGTATACTAGCATCACAGATTTTTTCATAGAGAAATTCTTTGAAGCCATCTATTTCTTCTAGCTTATCAGTAAAGTCTTTTGATAAGAATTTTACAGGAGTACCGTTATAGTCAACAGTATACCAAGAGCCAGCAACTTGTGCAACCTTAATATTCTTAAGTGTTTGCAACCACCCTCCAGCATCGTCAATACCACGATCAAAATACATTTCGTAATCTGACTGCCTTAATGGTGGACCAATTCTGTTCTTGATAACTTTAGCGCTGCATTTGTGTCCAATCACATTTTGTTCTTTATCTTTAATCATACCCATATTCTTTAATCGTATACGAGTCGAAGCGTGAAATGGAAGTGCCAAACCACCACTTGTTGTATACGGATCACCAAACATGACTCCCATCTTTTGACGAAGTTGATTAGTAAACACTAATGTTATATTATGTCTTCCAATCATTTGTGTGATTTTACGCATTGCTTTAGAGATTATGATTGCCTTTGATGTAGCCCAACCATCTTTATCGTAATCAGACGACATTTCAACCTTAGTCGATGCAGCTGCAAGACTGTCAACCAGAATGGTTACGTATTTGTCTTTATCAGATTCTCGTACTTTAGTTACAATGTCTTCGATTCCTTGAAATATATCTTCAACAGTTTCCATGTGAAGATACAGGATATTCTTTGTATCAGCGCCAATTGCATCTAAAAACTCCTTACTAACTGAAGTTTCTGTATCAATATAAACACCAATTCCACCTTTTTTCTGTGTCTCAGCAAGTATATGCGCACCAAGCAGTGATTTTCCGGAAGCTTGAAGACCATTAATCTCCGTTATTCTTCCCACTGCTATTCCACCGTTCGGCCTATTTGATATTGCTAAGTCCAGTAAAGATGATCCTGTAGATATAAAGTCATCTATATCTGTTGGTGTGTCATCCGACCCATCTAAAAAGAAGGCAACTTTTTGCCCTTTTATTTTAGAATTTAGACTCTCTGCTAGCTCACTAGCAAGGACATCACGTCTCTCGCTCATAGCGGTCCTCCTATAGTTTAAGAGTTAAACAGATCTTCGAAAGCTGAAGAAACGTCTTCAGTCGCTTGACCATTTTTTGATTTAGTAGTCTTTGAAGTATCAACAACATCATCATCTTCTACATCATTCTCTTGGCTTAACCAAGCCTCAAGTGCTTTTTGAAGATCATTGTACTCCAACTCTGTGTAGATGTCTGTGATGTTTCGTTGTGTGTCCTTTACTACTTTCATAACATCGGCATTCTCTGTGAGAGGCGTCTGATTAGGTTTTACCCTGATAGTCGTCATCGGGAAAGCACGTCCTGTTTCTTCGCTAGTTTTAAACTCAACGACAATATCACGACCGTTTACTGGATCGGTAATGTCACCGTAGTCTGGATCTGCGATAACAGAAAGTAATTCCTGATATACCATTTTTCCGAAGCCCCAGAATTTTACACCTTCATTCTCCTCACCGCGAACGATGACAGGAGCGTAGGTACGCATCTTTGCTTCTATTTTTTTACCAAGCTGATAGTCTTCTTTATTACCAGAAGTCTTTAGCTTAGTTGCGAACTCTTCAATCGGATCTGGACGACCAAATGAGATTGGTGAAAGATAATTCTTTTCACCCATATCATAATGGAAGTAGAGCTCAATGAAAGGATTATCCTTATTAAATTTATAAGGCACAATTCTTATTTGAGTCTTACCCGGTGAGGGTTTCCATAGATTTGTAGTTCTTTGATTTGATTGTTGTAGTTGTGATAACCTGGATTTTATTACGTCTAAGTCCATTATCATTACTCCTTAGTTAAGTGTTCATTATTCATTTAATACGTTTATATATATTATATAACATTTTCAAAAACAAGTTTTTTTATAAAAAAAGAGCTCTAGCATTTATAATTTACGTCTTCATCATTGGTATATAGAATATGTATCGGGCCAGAGCTCTTATGTTTTATGGAAATTTTTGGGGATGTGAGATTTGCGATCACTCACAACTTCTAGCTCAGATTTTTCTACCTTGTTCCCTTCACCCGGCGGTTAAGCCAGTTCTCCTCATAAGTGTTACCTTACATCTGAGCGAGCACAACCTCTGTTAGGAGCCTTATCCCTCTAAGTTTGGATTATTCAGCCAGCTTGGTGGGGTTTCAGTTTTACCCTTACCCACAACAAGGTCAAAGAATCGCTGTTCTTTAAGTTTTTCTAGAAGTACATACCCTCAATGCTGTCGCAAGATATTGTGCATTTCGCCCGAATATCAATCCACTATAGATCTGAGGTTAGATTGCCTTATGAGCTTCTTTATCCACTCATTGTTCAGCCAATCCCATACAGAGTTAGCAACTCCTCTGTACTTTCCAAAATTCCAATTTTCAAATAGCATCACAAATTTGTTTGTGATATTATATATATACTACTGTACTTTCAAAATGCAGTTTTTATATATGTTTTTTAATCCAATCTTTACACCAACTATCAAAATCTCCAGTTGGTTTCCATCCTAAAATATTTTTTGCTTTAGTAATATCTGCCTGTAACTCTCTTGGTTCTATAACAGGATCTCTGTGTATTCTATCACAATCAAATAAGTCAGCAACATGATTTACAGATTTACTACTTCCTGCACCAATATTAAAGACCTCAAATTTATCTAAGTTTGCATAAGCTGCCTTTATATTTGCATCAACAACATCACCAACATAAGTAAAATCTCTTCTCTGCTCTCCATCTCCATTGATTGTTAATTTTTCACCATTAATAAGCTGATTTAAAAATATTCCCATAACTAAACAATATGCGCCTTCAGTTGGTTGTCTATCTCCATAGACATTAAAATATCGTAGAGCAACAGTCTCAATACCATAAAGCTCATTAAAAATTTTACAATACTGTTCTCCCATTTGTTTATTGAGCGCATAAGGGCTTAGCGGATTCAATTCATGGCCTTCAACAGCAGGTAGTGTTTTTGGATTTCCATACACAGAAGATGATGAACTAAATACAAATCTTTTTACATTATTATCTCTACATGCCATTAATAATTTTAATGTCCCTAAAACATTTACCTCATGATACCGAACAGGATCTTCAATTGAAGGTTGTACCCTTGGCATTGCAGCTGTATGAAAAACTACATCTACGCCATCAAAAAAATATTCTGCATATTCAAATTGTTCATCATTTGAAATATCACACTCTATGAACCTTGCTTTTTGATTTAGATATTTTTCAGTACCTGTTGAGAGATTATCTATGACTATTACTTCATGATTATGTTTAATTAATTCATCAACGAGCGTACTTCCTATAAAGCCTGCACCGCCTGTAACAATTACTTTCATAACATTTATCCTTTTATTTACACATTGACAATTTTATATAGCTTTGTTTTTACAGCATTGAGTCCCTTGTCATTTGTAAGCAGTAAGCTATTCCTGTACTCTGACCAATTTAATGAGAACTTTTTATCCAATATGCCATTATTAGCCTTCCTTATTGCTTCATTTAATGCATTAATTGTATACAGCGTATTGGTTTCTTTTTTACGATGAATAGCCATCGTCTTTGAGTTTTGTATAAAGTCATCTGTCTTTTCTACATTATATGTACATATTAAAGAGTCTGATTCATCTAAATTCTCAAATACATAAATTTTATTGAATACGACAGTTGTTCCTAACTTTATTAACTCTATACAGTCATCTAACTCATATTTTGAGCAAAATGTGCATAGTAATTGTGTCTTCATTATAGTAGCTCCTTGATACGTGGATCTATATTATCGGGCAATTCAAATTTTGTAAAATATCGAACCTCTTCATGCTCATGACTTTTAATTGGAACTACAGCCATCTTGAGTTTTGATTCGTAAATATAAAAATCGCCTCCTCTAGAATTCTTTTTCTTTGTAAGTAAGCTAATAGGCTCATTGATATGTGAGCCTTTAACGCTAACTAAAACTGATACCTCTTCAAGTGTTTCACGACATGCTGCGTATATGGGCGTCTCTCCGGGATCCACTTTTCCTTTGGGAATGCCCCACCACTCTTCTTCTTTAACTAAAATAATTCCCGCTATTTCACACCTTAGTATGATCCCAGCAGTATCTACAACATTTCCTTCCATTAGTAAATCCTTTAATTTTATCATTAGCAGTTAACCAAGCTTCCTTCAGCATCCCTCTTTTTATTTTTAAATCTAGAAGGAACCTTATTATTTGGTTTTCCACTTTTTAACCACCCTGCAGCGAATTCAAATTTTATGTATGCCTTACAATCCATTCCATCTGTTTCACTCGTAGTTGCATTTCCATCTTTATCTTCTTTCCATACCTCATTTGTATATAATTGTATTGCACCTGCATCAAGCTGTCTATTATAAACATCAGCCTGTACTTTTCCAAGATCATAGTACGCTTCATGTTTCTTTCTCATGAATGCCTCTTCCTCTGGCGTAAGAGCTGGCTTTCCAGCTTTAGCTCTATCTCTTTTTACTTTATCAACAGAGCTGTCAACTCTTTTTCTTCTTTCTGCAATGTGCTCATCACTTGTAACATCAACATCATACTTCTCAGCTTGTTTCCTTACATTATCATGTGCTGCATCAACCTCTTTTTCAGTTGGCTCGGTTTGACCTCTGATACCGAATATTTCATCGTATCCTTTGTCTGATAACCATGCTTGATCTTTTGCAACTTCATCTGCAGATATTCCATCCATATCAACAAATTCTGTTAGCTCAACTTTTGTATGTGTTGAACTAGCACCTCCCTCACCTTTCTTAATGCTTCTATTATCAACTGATATAAAGATTGCTTTCATTTTTTCTACAATATCTTCAGGTGTATCATTTTCAAAATCTGGTTGATTTTCTGTATCTGGGAATGTAAGTACATCACCAAGTGGGAAATTCCCTGCTGAAGGAAGGTAAGCTACACTACCTCTATTTAAGTGCCTCATATATGATAATGTCTCAGCTAAGTCCGCATACCCTGTTGAAAAATCAATATCATTTTGTATCGCTGTTGCTAGCGACATTAATTCAGTCTCATATTCTTCCTGTGATAATGGTGGTGACTTTAATTTATTAAGTCTATCAATAATTTTTTTCTGTGCTCCAGTTAAGTTTCCTCCTGAAAGCTCTTCTAATCTGTTTGCTACATTTTCACCAGTTTTGTTTTTTATTTTATCTCTATTCTCTGGTGTATCTGGTTGAACTCCTGGGATGGGATCTGTACATTTTAAGCTTCCTCCTCCTGCAGCAATTACCTTTTCAATTTCCTTGACAAGCAAATTATGACGTCTTATCGCCATCTTTGCTTTCTCATATTCTTCTTTATTTAGTACACCATCCTTTGTATACGCTTCATCTATTCTTTCTCTTAATTTTTTATCAGCGCTTTTATCCTCACTTGGATCTGGTAATTCTTTTAGAGTTGTTCCTGGATCTTCACCAATTTGAACAGAGCCGTCATCATTTCTCTTCACAGGAACTTCTTTTTCTTGTCCATCAAATAAATTCATTGGTGCCATTTTTTTCTTACCATAATTTGCTTGATCTTTTGTATTTAGTAATCCCTGTCCTGTCTCTTCAAATTGTTCTTCATCTAGTATAGCAATCTCCCTATGAAGTGCAGTATTCTGTCCAAACTCTTTATAATGTAAACCAGTATCGCCTGAAAAATAAATCTTTTTTGTTCCACTTCCTCTGTCATTTCTTTGTATAAGACCACTGGCTTGCATCTCTTGAAGTACTGCTATCTTTTCTTCTTTTGTCTTAGCATTTGCAAAACGTGAAAGCATATCAAGTACCAATTTTGCATTTTCTTTCTCAGGTCCATCAGGCATTTTAGCTACCTTTTCTCTAGCTTTTTCTGTCTTATTATCTGTGTCCTTCTTTGTTTGTTCTGGCGTTGGCATTTTTGCACCGTGATGTTCTTCACCAGGTTGAGGTCCCTTTTTTTCTGGATCTGTCTCACCAGTCTTTTTTATAAAATCAGCTGGCTCTAGGCCTTTTGGTTTTTCCTTATCTTTTTCTTTTTCAATTGCAACTAATTTTCCACCATCATTTTTATGTGTTATACCATCTTCATTTTCTTTACCATAACCTTTTCCTTTCCACACAAGTCCCATCTCTTTGGCTTTTTCTTTTTCTTTATCTTCTAAAGGAGGCTCTTTATCTGTATCTACTTCATATAAAACACTATCAACTATAACGGGATCTATACTATTTTTTAATTCTTTTTGAATCAAATACACGTGATATGGATCAGATAAATTCACCATGCCATTTGTCGTCTGATACGATACACTATCAATAGCATCGCTTATAACTTTACGCAAGTCCATTTAGTCTCTCCGTTATTTCTTCCAATGACCCATAATTAAGGCCAGCCTTTACTTTGACAGGATACTTATTGTCCTGTAAAATTTCTTTTATCTGGAGTACCGTTTTAAGGCCCTCCTTCCTATCTAGATCGAATAGGAAACTATCGTACGTATATAACATCATTCGTGTATTACGATCTTCCAAATATTTATTGATCTTAGTAATAATCTCAATATTTTTCTCTGTTTCGTACGATTGTATAAAATAATTCAATACTTTTTTCTTATTCGGATCAGAAATCTGATCAGATACAAATTGTCTTTTATAAATATGTGATTTGAAGTGTTTATTGTTAGTGAAATAGCCGTATAGGACATCTGCCATTTTTTCTACTTTATAGAAAAATGGGTTATCTTTCTCAGAAACTTGTATATTTCCATACAATATTTGCCAAGATATTTTCTTAGATTCATCATAAGTTGTCTTATAAATTTCATCTGCAAAATATTGATGAAGTGATTGATCCATTGGTACATCAAAATTTAATATTTCTGCTAATAACCTCAGGTGGTATGCATCATAGTCAAACTCAACTAACAAGCCTTTATCAAATCTAGATACAATATTATTCCTTGTATTGTCATGTTTATTAAGGGCACCAAAATTTACACCACGAAATGTATTCGAGGGTCTTCCTGTTGCTGTAAAAATATTATAATTTGTATATCCGTAACCATTCATAAATACTGTCCCAAATGAGTTTGGTATTATTTTAATTCCAGAGCTTTCTAATTTTGCAAATTCATATAATGCGCGATTATATCTTACATATGACTTTGTAATACTTTTAGGTATGTTTTTAATTATCTCGTCAAGTCTATCATGACAGTATTCTAAAACTTTTACAACTGGAATAATTTTATTAGCTTTTCTAAGTGAAAATGTATTCTCATAAATATGTTTAAATACTTCAGGCTCATCTAATACATTATAGTCTAAAGTTTCTAAATAATTGTAAAGCCTAACATCATATCCGTTACACAAACCTGTTATGTGATAAAATTCCTTTACATCATCTACCCAAAATCTTTTGATTGATGATAATAATTTAATGTCTAAATCTGATGAGAATGATTCGCTATGATCAAATATTATATCGTATGTCTTACCCTCGTAATAAATTGATACTGCTATTGACTTTGACTCTGCAGGATGATTTCTATTATCATCACGTGCAAATACAGCACATACACTTTTACCAGAAATACGCTTTAATAAACTCTTATAACCTTTGTTATTTTCTATAACCATTTTATATATATATCAAAAAGTTTTACAAGGATTGTGTTATTTTTAACTTTTATCATTATTTATGAATAATTAATATCTCTTTCAACACCGAAATTATTAGGAGGACATTAATGAGGACAATAATCTTTTTAATGCTAATGGGCTCTTTGGTAGCCCAAGACTTACCAGACGGTGAGAGCCAAAAACCAAAAATAACAACACCATTTGAAATAGACTATTTAGATTTACCAAACCCAGATACTTCAGAATATAAAGGAAAGATATTGGTAAAATTTGTAGTAGATGAAAAAGGGAGAGTTGTAGAACCACAAATAATAGATACATTTGATATTGAATTAAATGATGCTATAATAGATAGAGTTATGGCAATAAAATTTAATCCAGCAACACAAAATGGAACACCTGTGAGGGTTAGGTATAAGCTACCTATATTATTTAAATAATTTAAGAATTTTGGTATCTTGGCGATCTAGATAGTAAACTATCAAATTTACTAAAATGTAACTGATCAGTTGGCAAAACATCTGTTATGCCATTCATATCTGATTCTGCTGCGTCTAATTGTTTCTGATTGAATAACTTTGCCTCTTCTACATCTCCACCTACTTGCCATTTAATTGTAACAAATTTATAGACTGTAGCATTTGTCGTTGACTTTACTTCAAATATCTCACCTATTCCATCAATCTTGCTACGAGCAAATACCCTTTCTATAAATTTATTGTTTCTGTCCATTTTTGCAGATGTAGGATAAAATTTTATAGGATAGCTATCTTTTTTTCTTGCCTTTCCTGTACTGGAATATTTTGCTAACATATCTGTCTCATTTATTTTTTCGATCTCTAATCCTGTCATGACCAATTCATACTGAACTCTTTTTGTTTCTGTTATTTTTTTAATATACTCTTGCCCTTTTCTAACAGGAACTTCTTTTTCGTCTTCGTCTAATTCGTAATAATTAAACTCTCCCTGTTCTGTAATAAATGGCCCTTCTGTTCTTTCTATTGGCATATTATTTTCCTACCTGATATTTAAAAAGTTGCCAAACCTGGTCTGTTTACAGCATCACTACCATCTGCTCTATCAGGAGCTGTTTTTGTTAGGTCCTTTTTCCTTCGAGCTTTTTGTGCCTTCCTTTTGTTCTGATTTTTCAGTTCTTTTTTATCTACTTTAAAAACTGTTTTGAATGATTTCTCCATAGCCTCTCTTAACTTTTGTTCATTTCCAATACCAGTTTGTGTAATAAGTTCATCTTTTGTCAGTTCTTTAAAATTTGCGTTCATATTACCTGTTATCACTGTCTTCCAGCCGCTTGCATCTATTGTGTGTTCAACTCCCCACGTTGTAAAATATGTTGCAGGCGTGAAATCACTATCTGTTGCTTCTGATTTACCTTCAGAATTATATTTTGTTCTAACTTGTTTGTATAAATCTTGTGGAAGATATGCTAATCTAAACATATCACCAATATTTAAGCCTCCAATTCCGTCAAGTGTTATAGTAGCTTTTATTGGTAATAGTGAAACATTTTTATTTGAGCTAGCCCTTAAAAGAGATGTTATAGAATTTTCAGATAAATAAAAGCTAAGTGTTCTGTAGTACCTTGGGTTCATTTCCAATCCTGCTGCATACGGTAATAGAGAACCAGCGAGTTTATCTTGTGTTACATCAGCCATCTTAAGTGGTCCATCTGAAGGTGGGAAAGCATACATATTTAATTCTGAAAATTCTTTTGTGTCTGCTAGCCCCTCATCTTTTATTGAGTCTATATCTATAGTTTGTTGTCCTTGCTCTGCATACTGTGACATCCTACCGAGTGTATTTTGCATCCTATTTGTTCTAGATCTTGGTGCCATCTGATATACATCCGGCGGAATATCATGATTCCACTTACTGCCTTCCTTGAGCCCTTCAGTTGTCAGTATTGGATTAACTACTTCATTAGGCGATACAGAACCATAATGTTTACCTTCTGTTGCATCGTTTTTCATATTTTCCTGCCCAAAAAGACTAGCGAGAAAGCCTCTGTAATTTTCCCCTGCTGTTGCTGATCCGAAAAATTGTGCAACCTCATATGCTTGTTCTTCATCTGAACCTGGTGGTGTTTTCTTTCCTAACAATTGCCCTAGTGGTCCTATATCTTTTTGTTTTGCTAACCTCATTTGATTTTGCTGATATTGTGATACTTCAGTTGTTATTTGTAAATCTTGTATTATTGAGTACATGCCAAAATTTTCGAATACATATGATTTATTTGGATCTGAAGTTTCTGCTTCAGAGACAAGATCTGGCTTCTCACGTGTATCATAAACATAATATGTTTGAGGAATAATTTGATTTTCATATGTGCCATCACCTAATCCTGGGGGTACTTTTAATCCTGCCTCCCTCATTAGTCTCGCTTTACGATGTGCTCTTGAAAGCGTAGAATCCTCATTCCATTCTTCTGCTTCATACTTATCAACTTGAAAAGTCCATAATTCCATACCAGAATTCAGTACATCTGCTAAGTTTAACATTCCTTTTGGTATTGTAATTCCAGGTTGTGCAAATGCACCTCTTATTGCATTTAAATTAATAAGCACATTACGTAAATAACCAGTGTCATTCTCAGGATTCTGATCTGTGTTTACACCCGGCACCCTAAACGGACTAAAATCTTTATTAATAGCAACTGCTAATTTTTTCCACGGATTATCTTTTTCATCACCACTTGAATTTTTTATTTTATCTGGGAACCATGCCTCTGGCGTTTGTCCTGGAAGTATAAAATCCTGCGTATATGTGTATAGATGTTTATCATTCCTTATTTCTTGAGATTTTACAGTTTCACCTGGGTTTGCTGGCAGCTTTATTGATCTAAACTGTGACGTGGCCGACCCATTTAAACCATAGTAAGATACAACATTATCTTCGAACCAGCCCCAAGTAACCCATATATCTGTTCTAAATTGTGAATTTCTAACTGTATTTCCTTTATCATCTTTTATTACAGCTTGACTTCTAAATTCATCCTCATCCTTTACTTTATAAGGATGAAACATTATTATAATTGATTTATCATCTGATACTTCTATTTGTGGATCTGTTGATTTCCATTCTGGTTTATTCTTTTTATTCTCAGACGGGTTCCAAACATTAGGAAAATATTTGTATAATATTTCAAGATCTAAAATATCAAGTCTAGCATCTAAATTAAGCTGTGGACCTTGAAGGTTAATTAACCCTAAAGCCATTGCCCTTGATTTAATTGATTCAGCAAGCTCTGTTGTGTCTTCATTATCAGGATCAGTTGCTTTAAGTTTGTCCCCAAGTAGTTCATAAAATTTTGTTAATATTTGTTCAAAACTGCCGTCTGTATCAGAATCAGTGCTATAAGGTTTAAATGCTTCAATAATATCATCAGGCGTATTTCTTTGTATTATCGTCTCTTCAAATAGTGAACTATCACTTTCTGCAAATACTGTTGTTGTACAATCAATTCCGCCATCACTTCTTAATGTCCATTGTGCATTTGATACAATACCTACAACACCATCCCAATCACCGTACCTATCTTTTGACATTGTATGCCACGGATGTGTTAATCTCTCTCCTCTTTCAGAATATCCTGAATGAAACATATCTGGATCTATCTCTGGTGCACCTTCATCGTTAACTATTATAAAATTTGGTGGAGGATATTTTGTTGAATGTGCTTTATCAGACCTTACCCATCCCCAATCAACGACTATATAAGAACCCATAGATAAAAATGAATTCTTTTGAAATGTTCCAAGATCCTCCATACTCCAGCAAGTCCAAGTTATTTCTAGTTGTCTTACTGCACCGCCATTTTGACCACCATTCCAATTAGTTGCAGTTATACCTGTTATTCCGGGTTCTGTGTAGCCAACTCTATTTAATGTTATATCGTCGCCTCTCTCTAAATTATACATTGCCTCAGGGCCACCTGTAAGATTTGCTGTTGCTGGCCTTTGTTTTCCTGCATTTAAAACTTTTTGTGCATTTTTATCTGTTATATTTTGATTGAATGTTCCACTTATAACATCTATTGAGCCTTCACCCATACCAATCATTCTAGCAAAAGGTGATTTTCCTTCAACAGCTTCCCTAGACAAAGAGTAATCATCAACCTCTGACCAGTCTATATTATGTGAATCTAATACTGGATGATTTAACGCATTTTTAGCGCCGAATGTATTCATTGCCTTAAGTCGAGCGTTTAAAGCAACCTGAATTGGCTCGGCTATATTTCTTCTGAATCTTGCCATTTTACTATCCTGAATTGATAGATTGTAACTTTGATAATATTGATCCTATATCACTTGGTATTCTTAATTCTGTTCCTACTTCTGGTGTTGTAATACTCGGGTCTAATCCATTAGCTCTAGATATTATCCACCACAAGCCGCTATCATTATAATATCTATATGATAGTAGATCTAATCTTTCTCCAACCACAACAATATGATAATTATCAGAATCGCTCTCAGGAATATCAGGATATAGTGTTGGTTTCTGGTATCTTATTCCTGTCTTTTGATCTTTCTTGCCTTTTGTGTATCTGTATCTATTAAACATTAGCTACCCTGCCCAAAGTCTTTAAAAAGTTCTCTGTAATCATTTTTAGCACCGAAAGGTTGATCTTCTGATGATTTTCGATTTGGATAATTATTAAATTTTATATTTCCGGCACCTATTTTATGACCTGTTAACCACGGGAGACCGTAATGTTTACCAGTTGAAACTGGAATATATCCACCAACATGTGTAAAGCCTATTGAAACCTGTATGTGTTTTGTGAATCTTAATCCTGGATCTATTTCCCATGGGCTTGCTTTTGGAAATGTTACAGTGCATTCTGTAATATATCCTAATTGTTTGTGCACTATATCACCGAGTGTTAACCTTATCATAGGTCCTGTCTGTCTTAAATTTGTATCTAAATTAGGATAGCACTGCCCAACTAAATAATTAACTTTTTCTAATAGTATAGGAAATTCTTGTTTTGTCTTTGGAAAAATTTCAAAACTAAAACCGATCTTTCTGTCAACACCCTTATAAATTGCAGATTTTTTTGGTCTTCCAATGTACTGTGATTCTTCCCAATCAGGTGTTATTGTATCTGTAATATCATCTAATATTGCCCTGAATGCTATTGTCTTCTTATTGTATACATCATAAAAGACTAGCGGTACAAAATCTAATTTTTCTGCTTGTTCATGTGCGTTAAATGATTTCTCATTCTTTTCGTGCCCATAAGGTATTGCGTTTACTTTATCAACTTGATCTGTTTTGTAACTCTTCTTTTCTGTCTTGTGAATAGCGCCATACAATATTTTTTGATTATCTGCAACAGGAATACCTGGATGTGCCTCTACAGATAGAACACCTTGTTTTCCAATGTTATAAACTTTTTGTTGAAAATGATCCCTAACACCTGTGTGTTGTGTTATCATCTTGTCGCCAGTTTTTCCACTCTCAGCATTTAACCAATCTTCTCTAGAGCCACCATCACCACCAAATCTCGCTTTTAGTGTTTGATTTATTTCAGATGGGCTTCTTAATGTTTTTTCATATCTTAATGAATCTGCACCGCCAGGATCAACTGTGTTACCTGTATCATCAGCTCCGAGCGCAGTGTATGCAAGAGTATCATGTCCCATACCTGCCCTACTATCGATATTTAATGTTCTATTAACAGCCTGATCTACTAGAGATGATGCAACATTCAAATCAGCCTTGCCGCCTACAGCTAGCGGCACAACGTTATTATTCATTTTTGTTTCTATAAATGGTTCATAATCACCTTTGCCCTGTGCACCACCTAGATTAACAGGAGAATTTTCTCTATTCTCGGCATAAATTGTTTTATTTCTGTCACCATTTAGGGGAACTTGTGTTGTAAAATTTGTACCCTTAGATTTAGAAAAGAATTTAAATTTTGCAGCATTACCAAATGATGTAGCAAAAGCTGATTCACCTGCAGGATGAGTATATCTACTTGTTCCTGTGTCTGTATATTGTACAGCATCACCTTGTGTATCTACATAATATACTTGATTTATGCCTTGTTTTAATGAGGGTGAACCTACGACATTTTGTGACGGTATTATAGGATATGGATCTTTAAATAATGATGTTAAACTATTTTTAAGAGGATCTACTACGTTTTTTGAGAACCATCCACCACTACCTGCTTTTGTTTCTGATAATATAAAATGATCATAGAGGACTCCTAACTTATTATCCTGATCTAAATCTGCAGCAATGAAATCTCCCGGCGCTATTTCTATTGCACCGCCCGTGCCTACAGTGATCCAATCTAATCCTATACCAAGTTTTGGATAGTTATCTAGATAATTTGCTGGTCTTCCAAATGGATTTGGTAATAATCCGTGTCTGTAAACTCTAGCACCAGGAACTAAATTTGATGCGAACTCAATTGAATTAAATATTGGAAACGGGGACGGAACACCAAGTGAGTTTCCTTTTGATATTGCTTCTGTCTGGAGCAATATCTGATTTGTTAAAAATTGTCCCATGGGACCTGGATATTGATCAGTTCCAACAAGGATATTTATGTGATCATCTGTCACTGCATCTGTAAAAATTCCACCACGTGTCATAGAAGAATGCTGTCCTATCTGTGGTGGTGCAAATCTTTCTGGCTGTGCTGCAAGATCCCCTATTCCAAAATCTTTTAGCATTATTGGTATATGCCTAAAGCCGTGTGTAGGATTCTCTGTCATATAATTTAATGACGTAAATATTCCATCCTCATTGATTATCATCTCGTCATACGTTCTCACTATTAAGCTCTTACTCTTTAATGCATCTAAATCATCTGATATTATACCTTGTAATCCTGTTACTATTCCTGTTCCCGCTCTATTATTTACCTGAAATGATTGTGGTGCCCCTATCTTTCCGACATAGTCATCTGCTGTTGTTGCTCCGGGCTTAGAGTTCATCAGATCTGGCTCAATAAACTTCTCTTCTATTTTGTCTCTGATACCAGTAACTGTTCCTCCATTTGCTTGAAATGACTGAGGTAGATTTGTCTCTGGATACTTCCAGCTTTTAATTTTTGATATGTCAAAATCTTTTAGTGCCATTATACACCTTTGCCTATTGAAATATTATTTACAGCACCTTTAGTTCCTAAAGTATTTGCTTCAACATGTTCTAATACTGATATTAATCTTTCTAATCTATCTTCTGTTCCCTTCATAAATGATATTTTGCTACCCAATGCACCATTTGCAAGTCCTCCAAGATAATGATTTGGGACAACCTGTGATCCTCTTCCTAGTGATACTAGCTCTGGTCCTGCCTCACCAACGAGATACGTTCCAGATCTTGCTACAGTTCCACCACTTTCAAGACCAAAAAAAGCATTATTGATTAGATCTAATCCTGTACCTACTAAAAATCCTGCCCCGGAAGAAATAGGAGCAAACGGTCCTCCCAAAAGACCCAAGCCAGCGCCTGCTAATGCAAATTTATTATTATATGCTGTATCAAGTGCAGCTTGTCCGAGGTCTCCTGACTGCTGGTAATTACTATATGCATCAAATCCTATACCTAATGCAGCAGCTGCAGGCCCAGCTCTTCTAACCCATGGATTTTTCATAAGTCCACTCATCCTACCTGCCGGTGGCCTATTTGCTGAAAATCTCATATCAGGCCTACCTGTTGATTTAGCTATTGGTCCTGTAGGTTTGAATCCTCTGCCTCTGAATGCTGATCCACCACCACCAGGCAACATACCCCTAAGACCTTGTATACCTCCGACTGCATTTAGTGCTGCAAGTGCTCCGATAGCCCATAATATTTTGGTTAAAAGATCATTAGTTAGTGCGCCTTGATTGACTAAGTCATTTGAATTCTTTAATTGTTTCTGTGCTTCTGTCTCCATTGTCTCCGCAACATCAGTCTGTCCCCTTGCCATTATCTTTGCCAATTGACCAACATCTGATAATCCTACTGCCTGTGCTAATTGTTTTCTTTGGAAGTAGTCTAAGTTTTCAAAATCTATTCCTGCTAACTGCCGCTGCATTTCTTTTGCCATTGATTCAAAATCATTTCTTGCTGCTGCCTGTCTTGCTGCATCAAAATTAAGATTTTTGTTAAGCATTACGCTTGCAGCCATCTCAGCATTTATCGACGTCTCTAAATCTAATAAAGTGTCTGCCATTGATGACATTGAAGATATTTCCATTCCTGCTTTTCGTGCAAAGACTGCGAGTCTAGACATGCTGTCAGCTGACCCATCAGTCATTGCTGCAAGTGTAGTTGCATTTGCTGCCATATCTGCCATCACAACAGAAGGTGCAACATTATTTGCTGTTGCAAGTGCTTGTGTAAAAACGAGTTGTGCTGAAGCGCCTTCCCTTGTTAGATCAGTTACCTCTGACATCATCGTAGCTAACTCAGCAACCTGTTCTGGCTGTAATCCAGTCTGCATTGCGAGTGCTGCATCACTAACAGCAATTGCTGAATTATTCATCAGATCCATATTATCTGACGCTATTGCAGCTTGCATCGCTGCAGCTCTAACGTCGTCCCTAACACCTGTTAGCAGAAATCCTGCATGTTGTAATGGCCCTAAAGATTTTGTCCAGTTCGCCTCAAAACCTGCAGAATCACTCAGTGATGTCCCTAAAGCCTTTTGTGTCTCTAGCATCCCTTTCGTAAAGAACTGCATTAGTTTTGTTAAGCCAGTCCACACTGCCAATGCACCTAATGACTTACTAGAAAATTGAGCCATAAAGTCTGCCATCTGTTTCTGATAACCTTGTCCTTGCTCTTGTAGAGCACTTAATCTTGCAGTTCTTGCCTGCTGCATCTCTAAATTATTGACCTGTTCTAACTGTATTTCTAATCTTGCTTTTTCTTCATCAGTTAAATTTCCTGTTGCCTCTAGCAGTTGATACGTTGCTTGTATTTCTGATCTTAATTCTTGTAAATTTGCACCTGATAATTTTGTTCTATCTGTTGCTATATCACGTATATCAGATTCTATCGCTAATATGCTTGATAGTCCTCTTGCAAGATCTCCGCCACCCTTACCTTCTCTATTTAATTTAGCAAACTTGTCACCAAGATTTGCAATTGCAAGGCCTGCTTTATTGCCTTGACCATAAATTTGATTTAAATATTTATCTGTTTTTTGATCTGATAATTTTTTAAAACCTCCTGATAAACTATCCATCCCACCATTTATATCTGCGATGCCTTTTACTAGCTTATCAACGGACTTGTCAATGTCGTCAAATCCTTTTTTTAACGTCTTCAAGCGCGATTGTATTTTTCCCTTCTCTAGCTCATTTAGAATTGGCTCACCTTGCCCTTTATTTATCCTCGCTTGAATTTTAGCTTCATCTTTTTTGAGTTTTATATACTCTTTATAATTTTTTAACTGTTGGTTGTTTATACCAGCCATAATGGTTCTCTAAGCTTTAGTTAAAATACGCTGCCATTTTTTCGACATTTTTCCTATCTTTAGGATTCATCTTGGCAACTTTTTTCTTAATCATTTCTTTTTCTTTTTGAATTTTTTTATCAATCATTGCCAAATCTGACTCAATGTCAGCATCTAATTTACTAACTGCTTTTCTTATATTACTTGCTTTTGTATTATCATTTCGTAACTTGGACACTATATACGCACCAACCAATCCTGATATGACTGCTGCTAATGCCACTTCATTTAAATTATGTTTTTTCACGACAAAACTCCCGTTATAAATTAATACAGTAATAATTATCGAGTTTATGGATTATTAACTGGGTCTTTGTATCTTTGGTCCTCTTGCATCACGTGATGCTTTTTCAACACGCTCATTCTCAGATGTCCGTGCATCAACCAGTTTATCTGTATAGAATTTTCTTAAATAAATAGGCATATCGTATACATCTCCGAATGAGAATGCGCCTTCGCTGTAATACGCCAAGTTAAATATCGACTCGTGTATTATCGGTCTATATTCGGGATCTACCGGGAAGGCCAGAAGAAATTTGTTGTTATTGGTAACTGTATCTCATCTGATGCCCCACATGCATCACATAAAAAATAACTTGTGAAATCTACATCAGGTGTAATCTGTACAACATGTTCTCTAAATGCTCTAGAGTCCATAGCAAAAAATTCATTATTAATAAAGTTATTAATAAACTCTTTGTCTGTATTTCCATCAACTGATAAGAGCTGATATCGCAATCTTGTTGTTATCTCACCTGTTGCCTGCATTCCTGCTTTTTGCATCCTATCTAACTCTTGTGTTATTGCCTGCTCATCTGCATGAGTCAATAGCTTAAACTCAACCTCCCTTTCTGAATTAGGAAGTGAAAATTTAAACGAATTGTCAGAATTAAATTGTGATTCATCAACCTCTTTATACGGATAACCCGTTAAATCAAAAGGTGTGTCTTCTTTTTCACCACAAGAACCACATGTTACTTCAACTTTGTATTCCTTGCCGTATCCCAGTATCCTTGCTGAAAGCATGATTGCATTCTTATCACCGATAAGAAGATCACCATAATTGAACTTTGTTATTATAAGAGATTTAAGTAACTCATCAATCACAACACCCTTCTCAATTAAGTTCATAGATGTCAAAATATCCTCTTCTTTTGCAGTCATATACTTTACTTCTACTTTTCCCTCTTTTAGAGGATGCCCTTCAGGATACAAAAGACCTTTACTTGGTAGATCTACTATCTCAGTAGGAAATCTACTCTGTGTTTTCTTTGTAGACATTGTAACTCCTTATGTTAGTCTATTCATACTGTAACTACTTTAGCGACCAGCTTAACGAAAGAATGCCACAACTTTTAGTTATAGCTGCTCACAGATTAAATTTTTTAGAACTGTAATATTGCGTAATCGTATCTAAGTGTCAATTCAATATTAACTGGCTCGTTAGTAGCCCAGTCCAGTGTTCCAAAATTAGCCTGTTGAATATAACATCCAACTAATTGCCATTCTTCAACAATATCGCCTACTGGACCTAATACATTAAATGTGACGTTCTTTTTATAAAAGTCTGAGTACCCATCACGACCAGTTACAGATTCGTGTGATAAACGAATCCATTCCATACACGCCTGTGCGGCTGAAGGAACAACTGGATCATAGAGTGTACAAACTAGCGGTTGCCACTCGCCCTTTCCCTTAACGTAACGTTTTACATTAATATGGTCGAGTGTAATATCTTCAAATTGAATTTGGGGACGGGCTGCAGCTTTGATAGTATATGCAGGTATCCCCTCAATATACATGATGAACCTATTTTGAACCTTTGGTTCAAATTGGGTAAACATTATATCTGTCGGATCTATCAGCTGTGGCATTCTATTTCTCCATTAAAGGTTTATTATTTTCGATAATAAATATAAGAAATCAGGAAAAATAACGGAAAAGAAAAAAGCCCAGATGATTAGTCTGGGCTTTTTATTGCTTTGTTTGTAAGCTGTTAGGCGAATGTTGCCCCTGACGGCTCAACAACAAAATCTAGAACAATAAATTCAACAGCACGTGCTGGCTGTATAAATATCTGTCCTACCAGTTGATTACGATCAATCACATCTGGCGTATTATTTGTGTCATCCATCACAACTCGATAAGCTGAAAGTCCCTGATTGGATTGTACTGAATCTAAATATGGATTCACAATATTCAGGAATCTTGCTCTTGTTGATGCTGTATTGTTTTCAAACAATAAGTAACGTGAAGAGCTAGCAATGAACTTCTTAAGCCTAATTAACAGCCTGCGAACATTAATTCTGTCCAAAGCTGACGGTTTAGCTTGCAGTGTTTTCTGTCCGAAAACTACTACACCTTGACCTGGGAATGAAGCAATTGGATTAACGCGTCCTTCATAAAGTATATCTCTTTCAGCGTGTGTTAATCTTGTCTTAGCTTCTAAAACACCCCTTAAACCACCACGATTAAGTCCTGCAGGTGCAAACCATTCGTGAGCAACTCTATCATTTTGAGCTATCACTCCTGGAATAACAACTGAAGGTGGTACCCATAGCGGTAAGTTAACAGTATCATCAAGTAGTTTTACCCACGGATAATATGTTGCTGCGTAGTTAGTATCAGACGATGCTACTGCATTTGTGGTTGTTGCAATTGAATCACCCCAAGCAGAAGAATCAAATACGTAGAACGCATCGCCTCTAGCTTTAACCATATCAATAGCGATATTGATTGGATTTGGATGAATCGTGTAAATCAAACCAGGTGTGGCAAGTAGATTAATATCAAACTCGTCCTGGTTGCTAACAGAATTTATTGCTCTTTCGTATGCTACAGATCCACTTGCTGTTGCAGATGAGCAGTCAAAACCCTGTTGATTTGTTGCAATTATATCTTTTCCTACTTTTTTCTTAACAGCAGGATTCGATCCATCAAATCCACCCTGCATCGGAACAACAAATTTTCTTTGTCCTAAAGCAGAAGCTGTAAGTGATACTGGATTAGATCCGCTAGCAAAAGTTGTTGCACCACCAAATTTACCTGATGTTGCCTTATCATGACCTAACATATCATCTAAACTAAATGATGGGTTATGATAAACAGCAGCGTCTGATGCAAGTGGTGATAAGAAACTTCTATTATCTACTGTTGAAAAATCAAATCCATAGAAAATACTAGTATCATATTGATTAGTTGTTGAGCTAACCTGATTTGATACAAAAGTATTTGCTGGAAAATGTGCACTACCTGTATTTGTTATTGAACAAGTAAATGGAAATAGTGCTGCAGCGTGCCCATAAGGTACTAATGTTTTAACCAAATTGCCATCTTGGATTGCAGAACTACCTGTAATGAATACATATTTTGATAAGTTCGGCCATTCAGCGTCACCATGCATTACAACTTTTCCATCTGTATCAACTGACTGCCATTTAGATCCAATTCTACGAGATACAAAGTTTGTAGATTTAGGGTCTAAATTCAGATTATCAAACTGTTCGACAACTTCATCATCAGTTGCTGCCCATGTTTGCTGATCTAATTTTCTGACCTGTAAACTAAACGTCCCGTAATCAGAACCTGCTACATCATCAGCTTTCTTAATATTAAGAATTGCTACCTTATAATAGGTGTTTGTTTCCTGTTCGCCATCATGCCTAAGTGCTACCTTAAATAAGTTTTCTACAGATCCATCAGACTTCTGACTTGTTATAAACGGCGTTGAAGCACGTTGATAATCTTTCAGCATGTTTAATGTAAATCCAGATGATGATACAACATTAGCAGTACCATTACTTGCTGCTGCCGTTGGAAACTGTTTGTAGATGTAAAATGGACAATCGTTACCTTGCGCCTTCGTCACAAGTGGATTATCACTAAAAACATCCTTATAGTATTTATTGCTAGTAGAACTAAAAGAAGCGGAAAATTGATAACTTCCGGAACGTACATCAAATGCTGCTGATGTTCCTAAAGCTAAAGCTCCGGCAAGAGGTGTCGATTCACCTTCTGTAAGTGCGCTTGGTGCGAGTACAAGTTGGATTGCTAATGCGTCAGAACCAGCATCCCCACTTTGTACACCAATTTGTAGAGCATTTGTGCTATACCCGCCTAAGCCAAGAACTCTAACTATTGTTACAGTTCCGGCACTTCTTAAATATTCCCTAGCAGTCATTGGAACGTAATATCTATCGTCCAAAGATCCAAACATTTCTTCAAACTCTTGGAAATTTTGCACTATGGTTGGTGTAAAAGCTGGACCTTTTTTAGTAGGGCCAATTAATGCTGCACCAATCTCGGCAACTCCTTGAGGTAAAAATGAGAGATCTTTTTCACGAGTAAATACGCCCGGTGAGACGATTCTCTCTGCCATTGAATTTCTCCAGTTAAGTGTTTATAGAGTACAATTTAAAAATAAATATACGTCTTATATGTGAAAATGCTCTTATCTTAAAAAGAGAGCTTAATATTAAGCTTTATCTGCTTCTTCTGGAGCTGCTTGTGCTTCAGGTGCTGGTGTAAATACACCGCTTGCAGGATCTAGTGATCCTGGACCATATTTTTCATTAAGTTCTTTTGCTGTGTCATTTTCTTTTGCATTCAGATCGTTTAATTTTTGCATAAGTTGATCTTCTAAATCCATAAGTCTTTCTGCATTTCTATCATGACCGATCTGCTGCATCTTAAGTCCACCTAATTCAAGTTGTACCTGTTGATACTGTGATTGTATCTCTGCAAGTGTTGCTAACTCTTCATCTGTGAATTTAATTTCTTTCGCCATTGTTATTCTCCTTGTAACGATTTTATAATTATATATATGATTTCTTTTTTGTAAAATATAACTTATTTTAACATCTATGAAAAAATGAACACCAACCAGTCATTATAAATTTATCTTCACTAATAGCTGGTATTCCTCTATGCGGATGTGTCCAAACTGCAGGCCAAACTAATGTTAGGCCTTTTTTTGGTTGAACAAGAATATTTTGATATTCAAATTCTGTTTGTCCTCCATCATTCACATCATTTAAATACGTCATAAATGTTAAATGTCTTTGTAATTTTCCCTTTTGTGGCCCACCTGATTCAATATGTTGTAAAGAATATGCATCGCCCGGTTTGAATAACTGAAGATTGATTGGCTGTGTTATTGCCCACGGCTCATTACTCTTAACACACCAGTGATATTTGTCTTTATACATCTCTATACAAGACTTTAAATGGACAACATATTGTTCTACTACTGCAGCATCTATTTGTGAATCATTTAATCTACTATATTTTCTTAAATTATCCCAACTAGCATATTTGCTATTTTTATAATATTCACCTATAAGCATATCGCACATAGATGTATCAATAAACCAGCCACCGATTAAAGATTTTGCTTTATCCTCGATTCTATATTCTTCCATTATTATCCCATCCTGTTTTTGTTTTGGCAGTGATCATCGGCACCCAGAGAGGTGTTTTATTTTTAAGCCAAAAATCTAATTGTTCTTTCTTTTTGGTTAAAAACTCATTAATATGTTGTTGAGGTGTAAAATTTATGTTTACAGTTGTTCTTATATTATCTGAATTATTCTCGTACTTGTGTACAGGAATTAAACTTTCATCAATAGGATTATTTCTATCATAATTTCCAAACCACACAGCCCTATTGTGTTTCCACTCTACAATTTTGTGTGTGTCTTTTGATTTTAGTATTGTTCCCTCACCACTGTTTCCCCAATAGCATACTCCTGTAAATGCTTTTCTTGAAACATCTACATGCCAGTCATACTTATATTTTGGTTTTGTTACTGTCAACTCTAAAGCAACCATATAATCTTTTTTATTTCCATAAAATTTTTTAGCGCCGCATGTATTATCTAAAAGAGCTTGTATTATATCTGTCCATCTAGATGTGTTTGGAAAAAATACTATTGCTGTATATCCCACTATATCTAATTTATGTCCATCACTATATCTGATCCAATTTTCTTCACTATGTAACTCATCAAAATTTTTAAAATATGATGATATTATTTCAGACTCATTTTCATTAAAAGTATTATCAGTCACTTTATGATACCATTTAATCCCATCAATACAATTATTATAAACAATTAAATCAGACATAATTTTCTTTTGTATTATTTAACTCATTTAATCTTAAATATTCTGTCAGCATCTCATTTGATATTTGATTGTTTACCATCATTTCTCCAGAATGATGATAGAAAAATTCCCAGGGTTGTTTATCTAATTCGTAACCCATATCCATCAAATCAAAATATAATTTTGTGCCATAATAGGGAGATAAAATTGACAACACATAATAATCAGCCTGTATCTCTTTTGCTAATTCAATTGTCTGTCTAACATCATCATCTGTTTCCCCAGGAAAACCTGCCATAAAATATGCTGTGAACGGTACACCTGCATCTCTTAATAATTTTGCACCAACTTTCATATCTTCTGTTGTTTCATCTTTTTGTATTTCTTTTAATATTCTATCACTGCCACTTTCAAATCCTAATTTTACTCTGTTACAATTTGTTTGTTTCATGAGCTCTGCGATTTCTTCATCTAGGTGATCAGTTCTTGCTTCACATTTCCAGGGCATATCTAATTTATTATCTATCATATTTCTCATGATCTGTTTTACACGTGGCTTTTTAACTGTAAAAATATCATCGACAAAGTAAACAATAGTATTATCCTCAATGATCATTTTAGACTTATCCTCAACATTCCCAGATGCAGAATAATCATATTTCTTTTTATTCCAATAATTTGATTTTAAATGTTTCATCTCATCTAAAACACTTTCAGGACTTCTATATTGTGTTTTGTCTCTTTTCCAGTGAAAAGGTGATGCACAATAATTACACCTATATGGGCATCCTCTAATACTGCAGATATAAGATACATCTATAAATTGTTTTTCTTCTTCTGACATTCCATAAAATTTATTTCTTTCTGGTAATGGTAGATCATCAATAGACTTGATAACATTTGCATCACCTATTCCGATTATTTTTGTACCTTCACGACAAGCAACACCAGATATTGTTCTTGGATCATTTCCGTTAACTAATGCAAGCATTGCCTCTTCACCTTCACGTTGAACAGAATAATCTATATTTTTTAATTTGTCTAATAAATTATGATCTAATGTTGCATGAACGCCTCCAATAATTTGTTTTATTTTTGGCTTTCTTTCTCTAACTTTTGTTGACAATATATCAATTGTCTGTATATTTGCTGTGTATGATGTATATCCCACCCATTCAGGCTCAAACTTTATTATTTTTTCTACAACTTCTTCCCAAATATATCCATCTGTATTTGAAAAATAATCTTTGTACGTCTTAAAACCTTTTTCACGATGAATTACATCATATTTTGTAAACTCATTATGTCCTAAAAAATCTGCATTATATAGCCAACAATCATGTCCATTCTTATTTAAGAATGATGATATGTATGCTATTCCTAATGAGTTTGCATTATAATGTGAGCCTAATAATCTATAAAATGGTGGGTTTACTAATAGTACTCTTGACATTGACTCTATTCTTTTTCTTTTCTAATAGTTCTGTATCAGTAGTGGACGGCAGTTGGTGAATTATTCTCCAATTATGTTCGAACCAATTTTCGCCTTTAAAGGGATGATTTTCTTTTTTATGATTATATTCTTTTAAATTATTATCATTATCATATGCCCAAAATCCTGTAACATCACCACGATACTGTTTATCATTCCAATAAAATTCTTTACTCTGAAATCTATAATGATTTAGTTTTAAATATGATGTTTTTATTAGTTCTTCATCAGGTCTTCTAAATTCTTGTACAAGTTCATTTGCTTTTTTATAAGGATTATCTTCAAAGAATACTGATTTTGTTAAATTACCATTAACTGTCTTTCCTGAAACATTATGCCCATGAACCAAAAATTGTTCGACATTTGTATTTTCATTTCCTGTGTAAACTAAACCTTTTGTTAATGATATTGGTGGGTTTACCATATAACGAGATTTTGTGTGATCTGTTCTAATTGTAAATGTATCAACTACACTTTTTGGTTGTTTCTCAACCCCACCATTATGAAAATCTACTGACGGAATAATTACTTGATTAAAATTGCGAACGCCTTTTTTAGTTTCTGCTTTATCTTTCAAAAAATCTAATATTGTATTATAGCCTCTTCTTGCATAAACAAACTCATCTATATCACATACTAATAACCAATCTGAGTCTACTACTGAATTTATTTGATCATATACTCCTTCTCGTTGTGGGAAAATCTTTTTTGTGTGAATAAGACTTATATCATTCATATAAGGTCTAATTACATCTAAATAGTTATCAGTACTATTATGATTTATTAAATAAAAATGTTGTACACCCTCGCTATAATAATGCTCTATCCACTCTTTAAATAAATGTGCTTCATTTCTAAATATTGCCATTACTGACAATCTATTTGCTGAGCGAAAACGTCCACTTCGTTTTGGATGAGGACGAAGACTTCTTGTATCTTTATACTTTTCTATTTGTTGTTTTTCCATTGCACATTTTACAAATTAATGGTGCATCTTCATCCATTAATCTTTCTCCATCAGTAGATACTTTTTCTCTTATCTCTGCAAAATTATAAAATACTTGTTTAAAACCTATTGTTTTTACATTACCAAGATTAACTTGTCCTTTCCAATCCATACAACACAAATGACCATTTCCATATATGTCTATAATAAATTCTTTATATGGTCTTCCACAAGGTGTTGTCTCTTTAAAATCTTTAAAATTATTTTTCCTTGCGTCTAAGTCACCTGACTGAATCCATAGATGACAATCACTACTAAGATGCTCCTTAACATAGCTCCAGTCTTTTTTGTAATAATTACTTAATACGATCATTTTAAAATAATGTAACTTATCTAAGTACTTATCAACATAAGTTCCATTTGTATTTAAAAAGAATTCTGATTCTGGCACGATTTCTCTTACACGTTCAACAATTGAAAAAAGTCTTTTTCCATACATTAAGGGCTCGTTATAATAATGAAAAGCAACCTTTCCTTTAAATTTCATTTCTTTATAAGCTTTTACTATTATTTCTACAACTAAATCATCTGATATTTGTTCAGTCTGCGGTAGATTTCCATATCTGTCTAAATCTGCACTTGGACATTTGTCATGATCTTTTGCCATATCACAACCTCTTCCAATTTCAATTGTCAAAAGAGATGTTATTTCTGGATCACTAAAATTATACTTCAAAGTAAATCTCGAAATGTTTCTGGATATTCTCTCACCAATCCATCCCTTACTAGTTCAGCAAATTTTTTAGCCCCTTTGGGTGTTGTATGTTCTTTTTTTGGTTTAATACCTTTTTGAATTGCAAATAATTCTTTACATTTTTCTTGCCCTAAGCTATCCAAATAATTTGAAAATATTGTATTATTATCTAATAATTTAATATTATACTCATTTGCAATTTGCTTCATCCAGTCTGAATATTTTAGTGAGCCTCCTCTATGATGTCTTTCATCTTTCCACGTATATCTTGCAGGCGGAGTTAAAAAATATAGATCAGTATTATATTGTTCACATAACGTAATTAACCTACGTAAATATTCTCCAAATGTATAAACAACATATTCCTCTTTGTACTTATCATCAAAAACAGTTCTAGATTCATAACCTAATCCCGGAATTGAACCTCTTGGGCCAAAATAAAGTTCTGGCTTCCATCCTGTTTTTTTAAGATCTATTTTTGCACCCTCTAAAGTGCCAAAACATGCAAATAATGTATTATCTGCATTAGGATTCATCTTCTTAAAGATAAATTCTTCTAAATATATTTTATTAGGGTAACACTTTCCACGATTAAAAAAATCTCGAATTGCCCATCCGATACAGCACTTATTGTGCCACTGACATTTTTGTTGATTAAATAACGGTGCTATATATTCTGCCCATCCAACTCCACCTGTTTCACCTTCATGTTTTAAATTTTGAAGTTTAGCACCCGTCATAGAATCACCTATGACATAAAAATGCTTCACACACTACCACCTACAGTTTCACGTTCTATATCTGAATGATTCAATTCTACCCAATATATTTCATAACATATTGTATTTTCTAATGCTTCAAACATATGATATTCTCCAGGTTTTGCGGTCGCAATTTGTCCTGTTTGGACTATAGTTTCATCTACTAAATCATAATCATTTTTAAATATTGTTAATTTTAATTTTCCTTTTTCAATATAAAAAGCATTAAATTTATGTATGTGTTTATGTTTAGAACAAAAGCCTCCTTTTTTAACTTCTATTCTATGCACTTCAAAATTATGATTTGAGAATATCTCAGCTGTCTTTCCCCATACTTTACCTGCAACATTATACATTATAATCTCCTATAATTATTATCTTGTATTTCCTTCTGGTGGTTTTCTTACGCTTTCTTTTATATGTTCGATGTACCAATCTTTATATTTTGCCCTTTCACTATGAATATATTCAAGATACTTATCAATTTTTTCTCTCCAATTTTCATCAACTGCAGGCTGAATAATTCCAGATTTGTAATTTGAGAATGTTTTATTTACCCATTCAACAACATCTTGACCCTCTGCTTGGCGTAAAAAGATCTGTCTATTTATATGATAAAATGAGCCTTGATGAACTTTTTGATATACCTCTACTGGCTCTACCCATTTTCCCAAAACTGCAGCATATAAACATGTTTCACTCATATGTGATGTAAAAACTGTATGTGCATTTTGTAAATAATGATAGACATCTGCATCTCTTGGTAATAGTTTATGTTCTCCCAGAAAATCCTTTAACTCACCAATAATTTGATGTGTTGTTATTGGGTGTGGTTTATATAGAATATTTGAATCGTGCTCTGTAGAAAGCCATCTTAATCTATTTAAGCAAAATCTTTCTTTTAATTTATTTGAACCAACCAAAACACAAAGATTATCAGTCGGCTCTTGCCACTTATCAAAATCAGTTTGTCTATCTTTGTATTTATTTGCACTTTTATTTTCGATATTATCTTTAAAATACGAAGCAAAATCTAATATATTTTCTATATCATCTTCATAAGCATGTCGTATTTGTCTCAACCTCATTTCAAGATTTAACGGGTGTATTATAAAACATGATGCATATTCTGTATAGTTTAATGTTTTAAAATACGGCAATTCTTGTGCCATAACATCATATCCACATTCAGTTTTATATCTTTTATCTTTTTCATAGTGTTTCATCTCTTGTAAAAAATATCTTTCAACTTCGCGAAGAGGATTTAATGCTGAACTTTTTCTTAATGGGCCGATTCTATCTTTTGCGACCTTATTACTAAACATTTCCATAATTTATAACTCCTTGATAACCATTATACTATTATATATATTGTATTTCTATTCTAAAAATTAAAAAATATTATCCATAAAAACTAGTTGATCTTACAGTTGTCCAAGATGTTGTTGTATTTTTAGATGTTGTTGTACTATGATTTGTACTCCAGGTAGTATTATATGTTGTAGTTGTATTTTTACTGGTATTATACGATGTAGTAGTACTCTTGCTGGTATTGTAAGATGTTGTTGTACTGTGACTAGTTGACCAAGTGGTAGTTGTGCTGTGATTTGTACTTACAGTCGTATCATATGATGTTGTTGTACTGTGACTTGTTCCATAAGTTGTGGTTGTACTATGGCTAGTTGACCAAGTAGTAGTCGTGCTGTGACTAGTTCCCCACGTGGTATTATAAGTTGTTGTCGTGCTCTTACTAGTATTATAAGCAGTTGTTGTACTATGGCTTGTTCCGTATGTCGTAGTTGTATTCTTACTTGTTGACCAAGTAGTTGTTGTGCTGTGATTGGTTGACCAAGTAGTATTATAAGTAGTAGTTGTACTTTTACTTGTATTATAAGTTGTCGTTGTTGCATGACTTGTGCCATAAGTTGTAGTTGTAGAGTGACTAGTTCCCCAGGTTGTGGTTGTTGTATGATTAGTTTCTACAGTTGTATTGTATGATGTTGTTGTAGAATGACTTGTGCTATAAGTTGTTGTAGTTGAGTGATTAGTACTATAAGTAGTAGTTGTACTGTGGCTTGTTCCCCATGTCGTTGTTGTCGAATGATTTGTACTTACAGTTGTATTGTAAGATGTTGTCGTAGAATGACTAGTACCATAAGTTGTAGTTGTAGAATGACTAGTACCATAAGTTGTAGTTGTACTGTGGCTTGTTCCCCATGTCGTTGTTGTACTATGACTAGTTTCTACAGTTGTATCATACGATGTTGTTGTAGAGTGACTAGTGCCATAAGTTGTCGTAGTTGAGTGACTAGTTCCCCATGTTGTGGTTGTACTGTGGCTTGTGGACCAAGTAGTGTTATAAGTAGTAGTTGTGCTTTTATTTGTATTATACGAGGTAGTTGTACTGTGACTTGTCCCGTATGTTGTAGTTGTACTATGACTTGTGTTATACGAAGTTGTTGTGCTGTGACTTGTTCCCCACGTAGTATTATAAGTAGTAGTTGTACTTTTACTAGTGTTATAAGAAGTTGTCGTACTGTGATTAGTATTATACGTTGTAGTTGTACTGTGACTTGTTCCCCATGTTGTGGTTGTTGTATGACTAGTTTCTACAGTTGTATTATACGATGTTGTTGTATTCTTGCTTGTGTTGTAAGAAGTGGTCGTATTATGACTAGTATTATAAGTTGTATTTGTTGTATGACTAGTCCCCCATGTCGTAGTTGTGCTATGACTGGTTCCATACGTTGTAGTTGTATTTGTTGTGTGGCTAGTTGACCAAGTGGTAGTTGTGCTGTGACTTGTTCCATAAGTTGTGGTTGTACTATGGCTAGTTCCATAAGTTGTAGTTGTATTTGTTGTATGACTAGTTGACCAAGTAGTAGTTGTACTATGGCTTGTCCCGTATGTTGTAGTTGTGCTGTGACTTGTCCCGTATGTTGTAGTTGTATTTGTTGTATGACTAGTTGACCAAGTAGTTGTTGT